GGAGCAACATTAGCACAAGTAACCCCAACTGCATCTGCAATGAGTTTCAGTTTTGAACAGGTAGGAGCATCACTTGCTAACATGACAGCACAAGGGACACCTACAGCACAAGCCACGACACAATTAAATAGTTTGCTTGCTGAACTTGGAAAGACTGGCACAGTAGCAAATAAATCTTTATTAAGTGCTACAAAAGGAACTAAATATGCAGGGAAATCTTTTAAAGAACTAATGCAAGCAGGAGTACCACTTAATGAAATTTTAAACCTCATGGATGGAAGTGCTAAAAAAAATAAAAAAAGTTTAATAGATATGTTTGGTAGTATTGAAGCAGGGAAAGCTGCACTTGCACTTTCTGGTCAAAATTCAGAGCAATATACTAATAATTTAAAAGCTATGTCTACACAAGCTGATGTTGTTTCAAGTGCATATGCAAAGATGTCTAATACATTAGAATCTAAAGTGGGGATACTAAAAGAAAGTTTTAAAAATCTGGGTATAGAGATATATAGTAAACTAAAAGAACCTCTTAAAAATGCAGCTGAAACAGGGATACAATGTTTAAGTGACTTAGATAAACAGTTTTCAAGTGGGTCACTTAAAGCAGGTATTTCGCAAATTGCACAATCTTTTGGAGATTTAACATCTACAATTATAAAAGTTGCAACAAAGGCATTGCCAACTATGATTAAGAGTCTTAGTTGGGTTCTGAAAAATGGACCTACTATTGCAAGTGTACTTGTGAGCATTAAAGTTGCTTCTATTATGACTAGTGCAGTTAAAAGTATTGTTGCACTAAAAAAAGCTTGGATTGCAGCCAAATTGGCAGTACGGGTATATATGGTTGGTATGGCAGAAGCTGGTACAGTGTTAAGTGGATTTCAGATTTTGGTAGGAGTTTTAACTAAAAATATGACTATAGCTCAAGCTAGGACAATGCTATTAGCAAAAGCAAGTGCATTATTAGGAGGTCCTATTGGTATTGCTATAGTAGCTATAACTGCTTTGGTAGCAGGGCTTGTAGTTTTATGGAACACAAATAAAGGTTTCAGAGATTTTGTTATAAATGCTTGGAATAATATAAAAGAAACAACAACAAAGGTTTGGGGTGGCATATGTAATTTTTTTACACAAACTATTCCACAAGCTTGGAATGATTTATGTACCAGTTTTTCAAATGCAGTGCAATGGTTTGGAGAAATGTGGAATAATATAAAACAAGCATTTATAAATGGCTGGAATGCTATTGTAGCTTTCTTTACTCAAACAATTCCAACATGGATAAATAATATTGGAGTGTGGTTTGGACAATTACCTGCAAAAATTGGTTATGGGCTAGGTTTTGCATTAGGTAAAATAATATCTTGGGGCATTAGTGTATGGACCTACTTAGTTACAAATGTTCCGATTTGGATAAACAATGTTGTTACATTTTTTGCGCAGCTTCCTAATAAAATTTGGGTTTGGTTAGTAAGTACAGTTCAAAAAATAGGTCAATGGGGTATCGCAATGTTAACTTCTGCTCAAATATACACTTCAATGATTATAAATAATATAGTAACATTCTTTACTACTTTACCTGGAAGGATTTGGACTTGGCTTACAAATACAGTTCAAAAAGTTGTTACTTGGGGAAGCCAAATGGCAACAAAGGGTAAAGAAGGAGCTAAAAAATTAATAAATACAGTAGTGGATACATTAAAATCTTTACCTAAAAAGGTGATGGATATAGGAAAAAACATTGTCAAAGGACTCTGGAATGGTATCACAGGAGCTGGTGGCTGGTTAAAAGGGAAAGTAAATGACTTTGCAAAAGGCGTAATAGATGGATTTAAAAATGGATTTGGAGTACATTCCCCTTCTTGGAAATTAAGAGATTTAGTAGGTAGATTCCTTCCTTTAGGAATTTGGGAAGGTATAAAAGTAGAATTGCCAAGTTTGAAGAGTAATATTGACAATGTAGTTAGTAATTTAACTCAAAGAATGTACAAACCACAAGAAATCGAAGAAAGCGACTATACAAGAAAGTACAAAGAAGCTATAGCACAAAGAACTGAACAAAATACTATTAATAAAACTGATAGTAAAACTACAAATAATAAAGAAGATAATAATATTACTATAAACATAAATTTAGGCGGTGTTACAGTTAAAGAAGAAGCTGACATAAATAAATTAACAAAAATGTTAGTAAGAGAAATAAAATTAGGAATAGCTGGTGGCGTTTAGAAACATGTACCCCTAAATTGCAGCAATATATGCTATAATCGTAGTATATATTAGTTTTAGGGGGATAAATATGGGATTATTTAGTAGAAAAGAAAAAATAGTAAAAGAACCATGTATAATTTGTGGAGCGGATACAGATGCTTTAAAAGTTTTAGATGGGTACTTGTGCAAAAACTGTCTCGAAAAATGTAGAGTTGAGATAGTTGCATCAGGTAAGCCAATAAAAAAATTGACTAAAAATGATATTTTAGAATGTATGGAAAATAGTAAAGATGAAGAAGGAAACTTCAGTAATAGCGAAATGGTAATGTTAGAATATATAGGTGGTCATCCACTTTTAAATAAAGAAGAGTTTCTATTTGTTGTAGTTAAAGATAATAAAATATTATTTAAAAAATCTGGAAAAAAATCAAATGATAAAATGATTGATGTTTTTGAAGTTTCTTATTCAGAAATAAAAAGTGTTTCTATTGAAAAAGAAGAGGAAGTTATTAGAAGATATACAGCAACTAGAATAGCTTTGTTTGGGCCATTTGCTCTTGCTATGAAAAAAAAGACAGTAGATAAAAAGGAATACTTAATAGTAGAATGTAAAGATTTTATATTATCTTTTAAGAAAAATGACAATGTATGTGCAACTATTTATAAAAAATTAGTTGAATATAGAAAAAACAATAAAGTTGAAGATGCTAATAATATAGCTGATAAAAATAATGTTATTGACCCACTAGAGAAAATAAAAACATTAAAAGAGTTATTAGACATGGGAGCAATAACAGAAGAAGAATTTAATGCTAAGAAAAAAGAATTATTAAACTTATAACATTAGAATAATAATCAAATAAAACATATAAAGCACTTGGATATTACATTGTTTCAAGTGCTTTATATGTTAAAAAATGATATAATATAAGTACAGAATTATATTAACAATGTGGTATGTAAAGAACAGTGTTGTAACAGCAGTTAAAATTTTCATTTTTATGTTTTATATTAACCAAGTGGTATATAAATACATTGTAGGTGGGTGATGAAACACCACACACATTGTTTTATATTAACTATGTGGGCTCAAAACTAAATAAACAAAGGAAGCACTTACTTTTTGGTAGGTGCTTTTTATTGAAAAAATAGAAAATAAAATAAAAAGTACGATATAGGAAAAATATGTAAGAATTATATGTTATAATAATTGTAGCAAGAAGATGTAATCTACAATTTATAGAGTGGAGTTCATGTATCAAAAAATTATCCTCCCAACGCTAAGAAGGGAGGTGAATATACGTGGATAATTTTTTACAAGGTGTACTAGCAAGTTTAGTTGCCAGTTTAATAGTTTACTTAACTAGTAAATTATTTAAAAAAGTAAAAAGCCACTCCGGCCAGAGTGACTTTAGTTTTGAACTAAAGATTAAGTTCAAAAAGAAACACTAATTTACGAACTCCACTCTAGTCTTAAATAGATTGTAGTTCTTCTTGCTTTTATTATACCACAAATTAGAAAAAATATGCAAAGTACTTGTTTTAATAGCAAGTACTTTTTTTGTGTGAAAAAGAAGGTGATTGAATGAATAAAGATACAGAATTTATTGCTTGTTCAATGAGGTTAAAAATTTTGATACAAGCAAAAGAAAATTTAATTGAAGATATACATGAGTATTCAAACCACGAAGAAGATATTTCTAGGTACGAAAATTTGGATAAAGCTTTTGAAAAAACTATAATTGATGAAGCTAAGTTTTTAATATCTTTAGAATAGATATAGAGGTGATGTAGTTGGAAATGTGGATTAGACAAGCAAATGACACCTTCAGATTCCCTGTTTTTCCTTCAAGTTTTGAGATAAACAGTAAAGCAATAGTAAATACCTCAAATGTATTAAAATTAGGGGAAATTGCAGTGTTTGGAGGTGCAGGCTTAAGAACTACAGAAATATCTAGTTTCTTCCCCAGAAATGAAGCCAGTTACTGTGATTATACAGGCTTCCCATCACCATATGACTGTGTAAATAAAATTCAAAGATGGATGAATGAGGGTTTTATATTAAGATTTACAATTACAGAAACAAATATAAATTTTGAATGTATTATAACAGATTTTCAATATGAAGAAAAAGATTGCACAGGGGATGTGTATTTTACATTAAGTCTAAAAGAATATAGAAGGATACAAATATCTAAAGTAAGCATTAATAATGATGAAAAGTTATCTTCTGTAAAAGATGTGCCACTGACAAAAGGATTTGATACTAAGCAAAAAACACATAAGGTAGGTAAAGGTGACAGCCTTTGGAGTTTGGCAAAAAAATATTATGGTAATGGGGATTTGTGGAAGAAGATTTATGATGCAAATAAAAAATTAATTAAAAATCCAGATATTATAAAAGATGGTTGGGTTCTAGTAATTCCTTAAGCGAGGTGATAGAGTTGCAGAAAGTAAGAATAATACCAGAAAACTATGGTCTAACGAAAGAAGATTTAACAGAAAAAGACTTATATTGTATGGCAAAACATATTCAAATAAACGTTATAAAGAGATGTTTTAGAGAAGAACATGATATATTAGACCCTTGCCAAACTTGCAAGTATGAAAGAGAGTGTTTTAAAAGTGGATATGGTTATGCACACTGGGACACATTCATAAAATTATCAAAAATTACAGGAGTAAGAATGTGTCCAGGTGCAGGTTTTGTAGATTAAATTGTAAAAGAGGTGTTATTATGCAAGATGAAATAAAACTTACAGAAAAAGATTTATATTGCATAGGCAAGTTTATACAAATTGGAGCTATAAAAAGTTTCATGCATAACGAAAAGGACTTAGATTTCCCTTGTACAGATTGTAAACACTTAGATAAATGTTTTGGAGATAATAGAGAATCAGATTTTTGGGATACTTTTTTAAAGTTAAGTAAATTGACTGATTTAAAATTATCTCCATTTAAAGGTTTTAACATAAATTAATCACTTATAAATCGAAAAGACAAGAAGGTGATTTAGATTAATAATATAAAATTACAGGTCCATATAAAGAATGGAGCTATATACAACATAACAGATATAGTAGAAAAAGTAACTTGGTCAGGTGATTATAAGTCACCTTCCAGAACATTAGAATTTTCTATAGTCCAGTCAGCTTCTGATGTTAACTTTCAGCAAATTAATATACCTATAGCTAGTACAGTTTGTTTTTATGTAGATGAGAAAGAAATCTATCGAGGAATGATAATTAATAGGTCTAAAGATTCTAGCAACAATAGTATTAGTTTTGTATCTAAGGATATGGGGTTTTTACTTACTCAAAGTGAAGTATCATATAACTTTAAAGATAAGTTAGTTGAAGAAATTGCAAAGCAAGTTTTTAATGACAATAAGCTTTCGATTGGAAACATACCTAAAACTAATGTTAAATATACTAAGATGTTTATTGGCGTAACTGGCTATGATACTATAATGAGTGCATATACAGAAGCTAGTAAAACAACTAAAAAAAAGTATATGATAGAAGCTAATATAGATAAATTTAATGTTATTGAAAAAGGTACGGTTACACTAAATGTCATGTTTGAAGAAGGGTCTAATCTTATTAACACGAGCTTTTCAGAGAGCATGGAGAATGTAAAAAACAAGGTATTAGTAGTAGACCAGTATGGGAATAAAATAAGTGAAAAGATAGACGATAAAATTTTTAAAGATGTTGGAGTAATAATGCAAAAGGTTATACAGCAACAAGAAAATAGTACTGTAGATATTGAAAGTGAGTTCAAGGGAATAGAACAGACTTGCAATTTAAAAGGTTATGGTGATGTAAGTTGTGTGACTGGCAGAGGTGTAAAGGTTAAAGACAACTATACAGGTCTTGTAGGACTATTTTATATAGACACAGATAAACATAATTGGGACAGTAGCGGAAATTATGAGATAGATTTAGATTTAAATTTTCAAAATATCATGGATGAAAAGACAGCAGGACAAGACGAGCAAAAAGAAGAAAGTTCTGATTTGAATGGAGAAGGTACGCTAAATGGAAGAGAAGTAAAAGCAGAATTTACAGCTTATTATCCGTCTAATAACCCTATGGAGGGTGGTTATTATCAAGCTATGGATGGTAAAAGACTTGTACCTTCAAACAATACTTGTGCTGCACCTAGTAAACTTAAATTTAAAACAAAAATTCAAGCAAAATGTCCTGGAACTAAAATTGATGGTAAAACTTATACAGTAACAGACAGAGGAGGAGCGATTGGCTTAAAAAATGGAGTGTATAGAATAGATATATTAATGTCTAGTGAAAAAGAATGTAATGATTTTGGAAGAAGAAAAGGAACAATAATAATTGGAGATGGCACAGGCTATACAAATGCAACAGGAAAAGCTAAAGAATTGATAAGTATAGCAAAAAGCAAGCTAGGCTGTAAGTATGTTTGGGGAGCTACTGGTCCAAATACTTTTGATTGTAGTGGATTCACTCAATGGTGTTACAAAAAGATAGGTATAAACATTCCTAGAGTATCAAGAGGCCAAGGAAAAGCAGGTAAAGCAGTAAGTAAAGGAAGTTTACAACCAGGAGATTTAGTTTTCTTTTCTAGCAAAGGAGCAAATGGAACAATAGACCATGTTGGTATGTTTATTGGAAATGGAGAATTTATTCATTCTCCGCATACTGGTGATGTTGTAAAAATAAGTAAGTTAAGTGGTAGCTATTACACTAAAAATTATGTAACAGCTAGAAGATATTTATAAAAAGGTGGTGATATAGTGTCTGATCCAATAAATGAATTTATAGGAATAATAAGAGAGGAAGGAAAACATTACAATGAACCTTCTTTTTTTGTTGGAAAAATTAAAAGCAAATTACCAGATTTAAAAATAGAGATAAATAACATCGTATTAGAAAAAGAAGATATTTTGATAGATAGTTGGATGCTTGATAGACAGATAGAATCATTTGATACAGAAACAAATCAAGAACATCAACATGAAGTAAAAAATCCATTTATAGATACTTTTGAATCTGGAGACATAGTAATAATGTTCAAAATAGGTGATAAATTTGCTGTTGTAAGTAAGTTGGTGAGTTTATAATGAGTACAATATTTCCTTTTATAGGTGTCCCAGAAGATTATATCTTGCCTAAAACGGAAGAATTGCCAATCTTTCGTGAAGTGGCCTGGGATTTTGAAAAAGATGAACCTATTTTAGAAAATGGAGATTTTAAGATTATTGAAGGCAATGAAGCTATCAAAATTTGGGTGTATAAATGCATCAAAACAAATAGATATGAGCATGAAATTTATAGCTGGGGCTATGGAACTGAATTATCTGAACTTATTGGACAGAAATATAGTAAAGGACTTACAGAAAGTGAAGCTAGTAGATATATAAAAGAGGCTTTATTAGTTAATCAATATATATTAGATGTCAATATCAAGGATACAAAATTTACAGATGATTTATTAAGTGTAAATATAGAAATTTCGACGATTTATGGGGAGGTAGAAGTTAATGTATAGTAGTCAAACTTATGATGTCATTAAAAATAGAACTCTATCAAATATAGATTTAGATATCTATAAGGGTGAGGGTTCTTTTTTAAGTGATATGGTATCTCCAATCAGTACAGAACTCGCAAAATTCTATATAGAACTTTCATATCTTCATAAAAAAGCTTTTATTGAAGATAATTTTGATGATTTTCTTGATAAACGGGTAAATGAATTTGGAGTATACAGAAAACTAGGAACAGAAGCTACAGGAGAAGTGGTATTCGAGGGAAAAGCTGGAACAGTTATACCAAATGGAACAATTATATCTTACAATGAGTTATTATTCGTAGTAATTAAAGATATAGTAATTAGTTCGGAAATCGAACAAAATACAAGCCCCGTACAGGCTTTAGAAATTGGAATTAGATATAATATACCTGCAAGTACTGAATTTAAGCTACAAGACGAAATAAACGGTATAAGTAAAATATATAATAATTTAGACTTTAAAGGTGGTACAGAAATAGAAACAGACGAAGAATTAAAAGAGAGATTCTATAAAATCCAAAGAAATCAAGCTACAAGTGGAAATAAAGCTCACTATGAAGAATGGGCTTTAGAAGTTGAAGGAGTATATAACGCTAAAATCTATCCGAGATGGGATGGTCCAGGGACGGTAAAGGTATTAATATTTGGAGAAAATAATCAAGCTGTTGACACAGAAGTAATTGAAAGATGCAAAGAACATATTGAGGAAGAAATGCCAATAGGTCCTGCGTTAACCGTTTTAACTCCAAGCGTTTTAGATATAAGTATAAGTGCATCTATAAAATTAGAAGCGGGATATACATTAGATTTTGTAAAAGAAAGCTTCTTAGAGAGTATTAATAGTTATTTAATAAATGTTAATAAAGAAATAATTTACACTAAAGTAAGTGCAATACTTGCGTCTATTGAGGGTATACATGACTTTAGCAATTTACTGTTAAATAACAAAGCTGAAAATATAGTATTTGAAGAAGACAAAGTTCCAAGTGTTACGACCCTAGAGTTTAGTGAGGTGATAGTTTAATGAAATTAATTGATAAGCTACCTTCTTTTTACAACAATAATGTTACTAGTAAAATACAAGAAGCTTATGACATAGAACTAGAAACACTTAGAGAAACTTATGACGATACTTTTGACCAGTTCTTTGTAGATACAGCCACTTGGGGATTGGATTATTGGGAAAATATTTTATCTATTAAAAATAGATTTGATTTAAATATAGAAGATAGAAGAAGTAATATAAAAGCAAAAATGAGAGGTAAGGGTACAACTACGATAGAAGTTATAAAAGCTATATCAGAAGCCTACACAAAGACTAATGTTGATGTAGAAGTTTTTAGCAATCTATTTAGTTTTACACTTAGTTTTATAACAAATGATTGTAGTTATAACACTATTTTAGAGTTAGACAAGAAAATAGAAGAAATAAAACCTGCGCATTTAGAACATAAATTTGAGAGAGTTTTATTTGATAAAAGTAGACTTTACGCAGGTGCGACGATTAGTGCAGGGGAAACAGTTACAATATATCCTTATGTACCTAGAGATTTAGAAAGTTTTGGAGAAATAGCTATTTGCAGTGGAAATGATAGAGCGCTAGAAAAAGTAACATTGTATCCTAAAAAATAGAAATGAGGTGATAAAATTGGCAGAACAACAATATTTTACTCTAGTAACTGACATTGGTAAGGCAGCAATAGCAAATGCAAGTGTTACAGGTGAAAAAGTAGATTTTGCAAAGATAAAAGTTGGAGATGGAGGAGGGAGTTCTTATACTCCAAATGAGAGTCAAACAGCACTAAAAAATGTAGTTTGGGAAAGCACACTTGAACATGCACAAGTAGATAAAGACAATCCTAACTGGGTAGTAATACAAAAATTCATACCTGGCGATGTTGGAGGATTTGAAATAAGAGAAGTTGGTCTATTCGATTCCAAAGACCAATTATTAGCGGTTTCTAGTTACCCAACAACATATAAACCTGAAGCAGATTCGGGGACTGTAAAAGAACTATTAATAAAAGTAATATTAGTTGTATCTAATGTAGCTAATATAAATCTAAAAGTAGACCCTACTGTCATTCTAGCAACTTTAAAAGATTTGCAGGACCTAGACTCTAAAATTGATACAACTAAAACAGAATTAACAAACAGTATAGAAACTACTAAAACAGAGCTAAACACTAGAATTGACACAGAAAATGAGAAACAAAATATTAAAATTGACCAATTAATCGCAGGTGGTTCAAATGTGGCATCTACTCAAATAATAACAATTGATGATTGGGTTGAGGATGCAGAAAATGGATTCAAAGCAACTGTAACACATAGTTTATTAACACAGAGAATAGTTGTAAATATTATAGATGCTACTACAAAAGAAAATGCAGTTACAAACTTTAAAATTATAGATGATAATTCTATAGAAGTTAGAAGTGAAACAAGGTCAGAATTAAACGTTTATGTGATAAATGGAAATGCAGAAACTCATTTTATTAATGCAACTGTAGATGATAACAGAGTATCTGAAATGACTACTTATTCGTCTAAGAAAATCGAAGATAGATTTGTTAATCTAGAAGAAAAGGTAAATGGTGGTTTATCTAATATTGCAACTAGTGTAAATGAGTTAATAACTTATTGTTAGAGAGGAGAGTGAGAAAATGCAGACTGAATGGAATTTTGGTTATAATGGTTCGCCACAAAGTGTTATATTGAAACCTGGCAAATATAAATTTGAATGCTGGGGTTCTTCTGGAGGTATCAACAATTCTTCTTGGCATACTGATGCTAAAGGCGGATATTCTAAAGGTGAAATTACATTAAAAAAACAAACTACATTATATGTTTACGTCGGCGAAAGTGGTTTTGCTTCTTCATCTACGAGTAATAACACTAAAAGTGGTTTTAATGGCGGTGGTAAAGGTTATTTAAATCAACAGGTTATGGGTACTTATTATTCTATGTACGGTGGTGGTGCTACTGATATAAGGCTCGTTGGTGGTGCTTGGGATAATGAGCAAGGTTTGCTATCTCGTATAATTGTCGCAGGTGGTGGCGGTGGTTCATATTCTCCTTATACTGGTGGTGCAGGAGGAGGATTAGCAGGAGGTACTGGGTATAGTGCTAACGACAGACATCGTCCCGGCGGTACTCAATATCAAGGTGGTATTGGTCGTGTAAGCACAGAAAACGGAAGTTTTGGAAAAGGGTGTTCTGCTAAAGATTCAACTGGCGAAGGCGGTGGAGGTGGCTGGTTTGGTGGTGCAGGAATGAATGGTGTGGGAGCAGGTGGAGGTGGAAGTGGCTACATATTAACTAAAGATAGTTATAAGCCTACTGGCTACACACCAACATCTGAATATTATTTTGATAATGTTGTTATGGAATCTGGTGGAAATACTGCTGGTGCTTATGGTTATGCCCTAATAACATTACTACAAGCATTACCTTTTTTAACCGTATCCTCTTATAACTCAACTACAGCAACATTCAAAGCCGACCACACAGACCCAGCATTGTTAACTAAAATAGAATACTTTATAGATGATGTATTAAAAGAAACTATCACAACAGATTTAACTCTTGAAAAAACAATTAACTATACATTAGAAGATAATGCACTACACACACTTAAGATAGTTGTTACAGACAGTAATAATGCTACAGCAGAAAAAGTGTTAAGTATAAGTAAGAATATAATGCCACTGCCCGAAAATGTAAATTTAAATGATATATCAACAAAACTGACAGAAGTTAATGCAGGATTTAAAACTGGTAAAACAAGTATTATAAATACTTTAGCATTAAAGAATATAGAAGCAAGTTTGAATAATACACTTGTGGAGTTATCAGAGAAAATTAAAACTTCTTTTGATAGTTCTGACGCTAGTGTACAAGATTTGATGAATCAGTTAACGCAATCTAATAATACTATAACACAGTTAAATACTAAGTATCAATATTTTAGTGGTGTTACCACTCTCATTGGCAATAGTATTTGTATAGCTAATTTTTATGGAAAGGCATCTGGTATGTATCCTGGCTATTGGATTAGGGTTGGAGGTTTTAAATCTGTTCCTAATATTTTTATTGCTGAATGCGAATATATTTATGATGGTAAATTTTATAAACATCTTATTTTTGCTTCTTGCGGTGTTTTTACTAAAGATTTTACTATTCGTTTATGTTTTAGTCGTGAAATAGATGTTAATACCTTTAGCGTTAAAGGTGATATTTTCAATATTGAAGAGCAGGATGTTTGGTATAATACTAATCTTGGTCTTAATCTGCCTGCATATAACACTAATATACCAGTTAATTTTAATTGGTGTGCTATAAAATTTAAATAAATGAGGTGATAAAATGAATAGAGCAAATAGAATAATTTACGACCAAACAGGCAAAATACTTTTACAAACTGGAGAAGCAACAGGGGATATATTAGAACATGATGAAATAACAGAATTGCATTGCATTGACATTGAGTATGGAAGTATAGATTATACAAAAAATAGAATTACAGGTATAAATATAGAAACGAAAGAACCAATTTTGGAAGAAATACCAATATTCGTTTCAGAAGAAGAAAAGAGAATACAAGAGTTAGAAAACCAATTATTACTAAATGAAAATGAAAAAGTAGGAGGATTATTATAATGAATATAAATAATGTTGTAGTAAGAATATTAGCAGAGAGGATTTTAAGTAGAGGCTTAAATCCTTTAAAAAATCGAGAATTTGAATTAGATGACGTAACTAACACAGAGTATAGAAAAGCAGTAGAGGATTATATAATTAAACAGAGTGGAGTAGTAGAAGGAATAGAACCAACAGCTTAGTAGGTTCTTTTTTTTATTGAAAGAGGTGATTAAATGACTTTTAAAGAGTTAGTTAATAAAGTTAGAAATCTTGTATTAGAAGCAGAGAAAGTAACTATAGAAGATACAGAGAATAATTTTACAAGTGATAATGTAGAAGATGCTTTAAAAGAGGTTTTTCAGTCTGGAGTTGATGCTAAAAATAATGTAGTAACAGCATTAAACTCCAAGGGCGCAGAGGTTACTACAAGCGATACATGGGAAGAAATAAAGAATAAAATAAATGATAGTAAATGTAGTTTCGCTTTGTTTGAAACTACATTTACTAATAAAAGGTTTATCATAAATAAAATATTTGATGAAGACGTAAAAGAGATGACATTGTTTCATAACGATATAGATTGTTACTTTATAGTAGCTAAGTTTTATATATATAAAATGGATTCTAATTTCAATTTAATTTATAAAAATAGACTTACTTATAACCCAGATGGTGCCTATATAGATGAGAATTATATTTATATAGGAGATGTGTATAATCTATCTAAATATGACAAAGAAAGTGGGAATCTTGTTTCTTCACGTACTAATATTGGTTGTCTTTATATGTGTGGAGATGAAAATTATTTATATGCAGTTGTAACTTCTGGGCTTGGAGGAGTAAGACCATCTGAAAAGTTTATCAAAATAGATAAGTTAAATTTGTCAACCATTATAGAGAATGGAGATGGAACAGATAATAGCACATATGAGTTTAGATACCACGAAAAATTTGTAATGAACTCAAATAACATTTATTTTATGAAAGCAAAACAATAAAAAAATAGTTATAATGATTATTACCAATATTTATGTAAAATGAATCCAAATACACTGAATATAGATACACAATTAACAATTTATAATAATGTGCCCTATAAAGACTATGTAAAAGGATTTGTTTTTATAGGTGACAAGATTTATTTGACTAAACAAAGAAATATAGAGTCAGCTTTGAGTAAAACTTTATCTGTTGTTGATAAAGATTTAAATTTAACTGAATTAGGAGCTGATACATATTCTCCAAATAGGGATTTAATTACAGATGGAACATACCTTTATTCAGTTTCTGCATGGAGTAGTCCAAGCAGATTTGATTTAGAAAAAATAAATGTATCAGATTTTAAAAAAATAACTGAGTATTCTTGTCATTCAGATTTAAAATCTTTTGTAACTTTATGTAATAACAAAATATGCTTTACTAGTAGTTCAGGTATTTGTTTAGCTATATTAGTATCTAATATTTTAATTCAAAAAGAAGGAGAGGAACTTTAATGATTTATTTAGGAAATTTAATGGACACAGAAGAACAAAATATAAAATATGTTGGAATGATACACTATAAACCAAGTATATTAGGTGAAGAAGATTTAAAAAGTGGAATTTTAGTTGATGAATTGCCAGTACAACAATATATAGAAAATAAAGAAGCAAAGTTATTTATAAATATAGATACTAAAGAGGTTTTCTATAGATATACAGATATTAAAAGTAGCATAGAAGATAAAGTAAATTCTACAGAACAAACAATAGCAGATTTAACATTTCAATTAATGAGTAATGGGGTGATATAGTATGAATTGGTATAAGATAATAACAGATTTCTATAATAATGGTAATTGGACTAAAGAGCAAGTTAAAACAGCGGTTACAAAGAATAAGATAACAGCAAGTGAATATAAAGAAATTGTAAGAGAGGACTATATAGCGTAGTTCTTTTAAATAGACTTAGATAATTTCTAAGTCTTATTTTAATGCAGAATAAGGAGGAAATATGAACGTAACAATAGTTTTTTTAGCAACAAATATATTTATAAAATTAGTAATATTAGCAATAGCATTTGATACACTGTTAGGTTGCTTAAGAGCAATAAAAACACATCAGTTTAATAGCTCTTTTGGAATAAATGGAGGAATAAGAAAAGTAGCAATGATAGCATGTATATTTTTTCTAGCAGTAGTTGACATTCTTACAAAGTTTAACTTTTTATTTATGTTGCCACAAGATTGGGTTGATTTTTTGCGATTAAATCATCTTGGAATATCTGAATTTTTCTCTATTTTATTTATTCTATATGAAAGTGTAAGTATATTAAAAAATATGTACTTATGTGGATTACCAGTTCCTAAACGATTAAAAGAGAAAATAGGTAGTTTATTAGATACTATGACAGATGAATTAAATGTTAAAGGAGGTAGTAAATAATGAAAATATGTATAACAGTAGGACACAGTATTTTAAAAAGTGGAGCATGTACTTCTGCTGATGGAGTAGTTAACGAGTATCAATACAACAAATCTCTTGCACCAGTATTAGCAGATACATTTAGAAAAGAAGGGCATAAGGTAGATGTAATAATATGCCCAGAAAAGCAGTTTAAAACTAAGAATGAAGAAAAGTCTTATAAAATACCTAGAGTTAATAGTGGAGGATATGATTTACTTATAGAGTTACATTTAAATGCAAGTAACGGTCAAGGTAAAGGTTCAGAAGTCCTATATTATAGTAATAAAGGCTTAGAGTATGCAACTAGAATATGTGATAAACTAGGTACAGTATTTAAAAATAGAGGTGCTAAATTAGATAAAAGATTATATATCTTAAATAGTTCAAAGCCTACAGCAGTATTAATTGAAAGTTTCTTCTGTGATAATAAAGAAGATTATGATAAAGCTAAGAAACTAGGTCATGAAGGTATTGCTAAGTTAATTGTAGAAGGTGTATTAAATAAAAATATAAATAATGAGGGAGTTAAACAGATGTACAAACATACAATTGTTTATGATGGAGAAGTTGATAAGATACTTGCGAATGTGCTTAGTTGGGGCTATAGTCCAAGCAAAGTTTTAGTTTGTGATATAAAAGATTACGTACCAGGTCAGACGGAAAATTTATATGTTGTAGGAGGTGGCGCATGTGAAAAGATAAGTTCTATTACTAAAGAAAAATTTATTATGATAAAAGGTAATGATAGATTTGATACACTTTATAAAGCATTGGATTTTATTAATAGATAGATAAAAGTTATCAACTAGAAGTGGTTGTTTGTTGTGATAACTCTATTATTGTAATATAATGTAAATATATTATTGTGATAATGGAGGATTTATGTATGGATGCATTGGTTTATGAGAGATTTGTAAGAGCAGCTTTTAGTATTAAACTTAATAACTTGATTAATAGAAGCGAAGATTTAGGTGGATTGGCTGAAGCTGATATCTTTAGAGCAGCAAATAATTTACATGAATTAAATGAGATAAAAATAGGTACTGGGTATGCTATTGCAATATTTAATAATGAGATATTAGAGTCTTGTAATGTTTCTGATAATGATAGCAATAGAATGATTGAACTATTTGATAGAAGTTTAATTGCAACTTCTAGGGAGGAAATATTGGATATTATAAGAGAATATGAAACTTATAGAGGACGATATCTTACTTTTAATTGGAAGAGATAGAATGTTTAAGTTAGGAAGTAGTAATTATAGTTAGTTATTACTTTCTTTCACATATTTTTATTATTTCAATAAGATTATTTCCAAATAATAATTTATTCAATGATAATAAGTAGAAAATAAAATTTTGAATCAATATAAAATTTAATGAAATGAGGTAGTAAAATCATGGATAAAAAAATAGACATAGCGAAGTTTATAGTAAATAGAATTGATTACTATATTGAAAAATCAGATAATAAAGCTAGTTTTTTACTATTATTAAATAGCGCAATTATAGGTTTTTTATTTTCAGGGAAGGAAAAAATAATGAATCACTTAAGTATAAGTAATATCAGATGTTTAGAGATGCTATTTTACATTGTTATATTATGTATATTTGTTATTTCAATTTATTTTTCGATTATGGTTTTAAAGCCAAGGAATTCTAAAATAGAAAATGAATATAAATCTATTTTTTATTATAAAGAGATAGCATCTTTAAATAATGAACAGTACAAAGAAGCATTTGAAAATGCATTTAAAGACGAAGAAAACTTGATTAATGATGCACTTGTTCAAATAAAAGAATTATCTTTAATCTGTGATAAGAAAATGTATAATGTAAAAAAGTCAGTAGAAGCTTTTATTTTAGGTGGTATTATATTGTTTATATATATACTTGTAGTAGTTTTTAATGCTATTTAGAAAATGTTTTATTTGGTTAGTATTCCTCTATGAAGATAGAATCAAATCATAGAAGAATACTATTTACATATTTGTAGATTCTTGTAATTGATTTTCATTTAATTTTTTAAATGCTAGTTTTAAAGTTTCTTTAAAATCAGGTACTGTGTTTTCATTAAAATCTTCAAGTTCATCCTCTCCTATCCATGCAAGTTCATTATGTTTTGATGTGGGTTCAAATTTAGAAATATCATAATCATTTATTATTTCTGCGAGAGTTATAATGCCTTTGTGTAAACCATCACTTTTTTTAACTTGATAAATTGCTAGAGGTATAGGTTGGCAATCATCTTTTCTTGTGCAATCAGTAATAGGTTCAATGTTTATATTAAAATCTTTTTCATATTCATCTTTAATAGTATTTATAATTGAAGTTTCTAGACTTGCCTTAGCACAACCAAATTCCCATTTACTCGCATTATTATTTCTATTATCACTTCTTTTCGCAATTAATATTTTTGAAGTTGATTTATTATAACAAACCGCAACACAGTGTAATTCCATTAAATCTACTTTTATATAGTCTTTATCTATTGTATTTTTATCATAACTGGGGTTTGTTTTAGAAATTACGTCACCTATTTTTTCAATCTTATCACTAAGGTTTCTGTCTATAAGTATTTTATCCAAAGCCTTGTCTACAGAATTAAACATAAAAGAATCAATTAGTAATTTACTTTCTCCTTTTTTATTAAAAAAATATTCTCGAACCAATTCATTTTCTTCTATTTCATCAAAAGAAAAACTATCATCAAATTCTATATCATTATTTTTTCCTTTATTATGATACCAAATGATAGGGTATAGTTTATCTTTCCAGATACCCTTTAATTTTTTATATGTAATTATATGTAATTTAGATAAAATATCAGTTTTTCTTGATAATATATAAGCTAGTTCAAAACTAAGAACAAGTCTTTCTGGGCATGTTTGCTTTGATATTCTGAAACCAGCATCAATATCATTTCCTAAGAACTCAAATATTTTATAATTATTGGATAAATCGTACATAGCAGAAATATTTTCATATTGTTCATTATTTTCTAAAGCATTAAAATTAGGATTTCTTGATACTATAGCAATCCAGGCCGCTCCTTTTAATGAAATAATATTTTGAAGTTTCATTAAGTATTTTTCAGATTCAGAAAATCCTTCTAGTGTAGAGAATATATTACCACTTTTTATATCTTTAGCAGTGCTTGTTAAAATATCAAAGATTATATCTATGTATTTATAAATTTCATCATAATTTTTTAGTACGATAATGAAAATTACCTCATCACCAAGAACTCTCCAAAGTTGTGCTTTAAGGTTTTCATAAACTCTATATTGTAACTTACGAATTATATGTGATAATACCTTAGCCCATCCGCTATAATTTATATTTTTATATAATGATGAATTAGCTATATCAAAAGAAAAGAACAAAATCACTTCTGGATGATTAGGTTCTTTTTCTTTTTCATAAATATCAGTATTAATATTTTCTTGAAGTTTTTCCTTATACTTTTTAAGATTAAAAGCGTTTTCGTTTTTAGCTGAATTATGAACATTATTTACATTTTGAGTTTTATATTCTTTATCATCTACCATTGTAAATATCCTAACCATTTCCCTCTATTAGATGCTGCATAAGAGGAAACATTAAAGTATTCTGCAATTTTTGAAGTGTCGACCTTATTACCTACTGTGTTTTCATCCATAATTCTTTTATATTCATGTTTAGGCATCAACAAGGCTGCTGCAAATTCATTGGATTGATACTCCTTATTGGTATTGCCACTTCTAAAATACTGATTTCCATCTTGACTATTCCATAGTTCATCATCAATGCCATAACCCATGTGTAAAAATAAATGTCCAAGTTCATGAGCAATGGTAAAATTCTTTCTGGTATCTGGTTGATAAGGAGATACCACTATTTCAAATGAATCATCAACTTTTCTAATAAATCCATCAGAGTATCCACTTAAAGAACTATCTTCTATTACCTTGCCTCCTAAAGCATCAACAACTTGATTTATATTTACTATTGGAATTTGGATTTTGTATGTTTGGATAATATCTTGGGTTATATCATTAATTAGCTCTCTGATTTTGAAATCCATAAAATCACATCCTTATATAATATTTTATTTAAATAATTATTTATTATAATATTCATTATATCAAAAACTATTTTTTTTGGTACATTTAATATTAATTATTTTCATTAACCTTTTGTATTATACAATATAATTATACCATATAAAAACTGTTTTTTGTCGAATGTATGTTTGAAAAAATAAAAATTAGTAAATTATCTTAAAAATAATTAGATATACTTTGGAAGCAATAAGAATATTAACAATAAGATAAATCGTTGAAATACCAACATGTGTTAAATAATAACAATAAACAAATAATAAAATTTTAGATTTCAGAATATGAAAGAACCAAAAAACGATTAACTAGTAATCTTAATTAAATTCATTTAGTTGATGTTAAAGTATGAAAACTATAGTAGAAGTTGTAATAATAAAACGAACGAAAATTATCATACTAAAACATAATACATGCTATAATTGTATTAGATAAATGCTTGAATATATACCAAAAGTACTCTTTTTATAAGAGTGCTTATTTTTTTGAAATTCATCAACATATAAACTATCAAGAACATTACTCAACACACCTTAAAATTGATTTAAATTCTTTTTCATACACAAAGTTATATGATATAATAAAAAAGTAAATATGTAACCCCAACACATCTTTACTAAGTCAAACATTATTATATAGAGCATTCTTCATTATGGAGAGTGCTTTTTCATTTCTTTGAATAATCATGTTGATTATTTATAATATTTTCATTTAATTTATCTTTATCTATCAAATTTAATGCACAATTAATACAAATGTTAGTTTTCATATGACTTTTCTTATGAAAAGTAATATACTTATTATCATCTTTATTTATTCCTTTATTACAGTAATCACATAATATAGTCTTAGTCATATTTTTATTCCTTTCATTTTATATTTTCTATAATTAAGTTTAACATATTTAGTATATACCTATGTATATATATATTTAAAACAATGTTTTTTATTGCAATATAGAATATATTGTATAAATAAAAAATATGAAGAATAGATATTTGATAATTGTAAAATTATGTTATAATTAAAATGCAAGAATAATCTTGTGGAACTACAATCTAAGAGTGGAGCTTCATTTTCTACATTCCATCCCTTAAAAGGAAGGAGGTGGAGAAATGAGCGAATTTTTACTAGGAGTGTTAGCTAGTTTAACAGCTAGCTTTATTACATATATTATTTCCAGAAAAGTAAAAAGCCACTCTGGCAGGAGTGACTTTGAGCTTGATGTAAAAATCAAGTTTAATAAAAAACGACATTAATATTTAGTTAATGAAACTTCACTCTAGGCTAATAGATTGTAGTTTCTTTTTTTGTTTTTGATACGAATTTACATCTTTATTATATCGCATTTTGAGAAAAAATAAAACTATGAATATTAGAAATATATTTTATTTTATCTCTAAGTATATATATTATTAGCCACCTAAAAAACTTTCACAAAAACAAAAAGAGTATATGTTTTTGATAACTGGATGATATAACTTATAACTCATTTTACAATTCTTAGTTCATATATATTTATGCCACTAAATTTCTCTAGTTTTGCCGATTTAGTTTTATTCTACAACTAAAATAATACAATAGAATTAGTTATTATTCAACAAGATTGTTTGAAAATTTAATAAATTTATAGATATGAACATTATTTTACACTTGAAAAAACAGACTAAATACGTAGAATATATGGAAAAATTTACCTGTGGTTTTTGTGATAAAAAGCTCATATTATTAATTTAAGTTAGATAAATTTGAAGAAGTGACATAAATTGAAAGAAGGAATATATTATGTTGAATAAAAAACTACCAGATGCAGAATTAAAAATTATGAAATACATATGGAATACTGGTTATAAAACTGTAATATCAAAAGATGTTGCAGATGAAATAGAAAAAACATATGGTTGGAAGCATACAACTACAATTACACTTTTAGCTAGATTAACCAAAAAAGGTTTTTTAATATCGCAGAGAATTGGGAAACATGTACACTATACAGTACTAGTAAAAGAAAGAGAATATCTTAAATTAGAAGGCAAAAGAATTTTTGGAGGTTTACATAACAATCCTTTATCAGAACTAATTACAAAATTACATGATAAAGAAGAAATAACTGAAGAAAAAATAATGGAAATAGCAGATTGGATAAAAAGCTGGAAAGATGAAGATTAATAAATAAAAGGTAGCTACTAATATAAGTGCTACCTTTTTTTGTGGATAACATTGGGGATAAGTTGTGGAAAACTTGTGGATAAAATATTTTACTGACATTTAACTGACGAAAGTTAAAAGAATAAATAGTATCAACATTATAAAATATTGAAAAATAGCCATATATAAAAAATAAAATAAATAAAAGTAACACTTTATATGTGTTATGCTTAGATATTATATATTACTAAGTACTACTAGATAGTAGTTAAATACTAGCTTTTGCTACTATCTAGTAATAAATATTTGACTGACATTTAACTGACAAATAAAAAAATATGTGATTAACTGACATCTTACTGACATAAAACTGACTATTATTTAAATAGTATTTTGCTCAAATTTTCAGATGCTTCTTTGTCCATTTCTTCAAGTACATGGGAGTATTTATTCATAGTTATTTTTATATCTGTATGCCCCAATCTTTCTGAAATAGTTTTTATATTAGTTCCAGAAAGCAACATTAAAGTTGCATTTGTATGTCTAAGCTCGTGCAATTTTATGTATCTAAGATTGTTACTCTCTAATAATTTTTTAAAAGGTTTGAAAAATTTTTGTTGTGTCCAAATCTGAAATTTTTTGTTTAAGCATATTAAATCTAATTCGTTTTTTAGTATACCTTGTAATTTTAATTTGTTTTGTCTTAACTTTTCTTCTTTTAATAGTACTATCAACTCCGTTGTTGCTGTTAATCTTCTCTTAGATTTAGCTGTTTTAGGGGATTTAAAAGTTACTTTTCCATCGACATGTACCATTGTTTGCTTTACATTTATGACTCCTTCATTAAGTTGAACATCACACCACCTAAGTGCTACAGCTTCTCCAAAACGTAATCCAAGCGTTAACATTAAATAAATAGGTATAGCTAAATCAGTGTCAAGACATCTTTCTAATAGAAGCTGGGCTTCTTCTTTAGTATAAAAATTAGTTACAGATGTATCTTTTTTACTTGGAGTTATCACAAAGTTAGAAACATCTTCTTGTATTTCTCTAAGTCTATAAGCTTCATGTAATAAAGCAGTTAAAAAACTAATAGAATTTTTTGCAGAATTTAAAGAATATTTTTTATATATCTTATTAACATACGTTTGTAAAAAACTTGGACTAATATCAATTAATTTCATATCTCTAAAAAAAGGTTCAATGTGATTTCTAATTACACTTTTTCTATTTCTCAAAGTGTATGGTGAAAAGTCGTCTTTTTTTTCTTCAAGGTATATATAACATCTTTCTACAAGAGTCACACTATTTGGAGCAACAAATTTATTTTTATTTATAGTAGACTTTATTTCAATTAAATGTTTTTCAGCATCCTTTTTCTTTTCATAGCTTCCATAACTTTTTTGTTTCTTTTTGCCAGTTTCTTCTTCCACATATTCCACATATACATGAAATTTTTCCCCTCTTTTTCTTATAAAAGCTGATTTGATATTCATATATGTACACTCCCTTTATAAGTTTTTATATAAAAGAGCAGTTGAACTGCTCTAATATTTAATGAATGTTAAGGTGATTTTTTAAAGCTTCTTGAAGTATTTGAGAGAAATTAACCTTATGTTTCTCAGCTTCCCTATTAAGCCATTGGGGAATAGTAAGAGTCTTTTTAACAGAGTAATTTTCTATAGCTTTTCTGTGAATTGGCATATATATCTCTACTAAAGTTGGTATTTGATTTTTCTCTAAGTTTAATTTATCTATAGTTGTTGGATTTGGTATTATGTCATTATCTTCTTCCATGCTATACAGATGTAATCCCAAAACTTCTTTTGCCATTTTTAAGGCTTCTTCTGTTGTATCTCCACATGTAAGGCAACCTGGTAAATCAGGAAATTCTACAGAGATACCATCCTCATCATAGCTTAGTATAGCAGGATATACATATATATCTTTTTTCATTTTATCAACTCCTTTAAAATTTCTCTTGAAGAATAAGATTTCATACTCCCTGCTTACAATTATATTATAACACGTATTTATATACGTGTAAATAGAAAAAGTAAATTAAGATACAAATTTAAATGTGAAATTAATAAAAATAATATTATATAATAATATTTTTAATCGACATATAAATTTTTGTGTAAATTTTAAATTACAATATATTATAAAAATAATTATATAAACAAGAAAATACAAAAAATTATAATTAAAAAGACGATTAATAATACACGGGAATGGAAAAAATTACCAACTGTCTACAAATTTCGATTTTTTTGTTACAATTCCCCTTTTTTTATTGCATATATTTAACAAAAGTATTATTATGTAAGTAAGATAATTATCCAAGAAAATTTTGAATAATCTAAAAATATTTTTAGAAATGAAAATACATAGTTATATTTTATTAAGATTCGTCAGGGAATTTTAACTAAAAATAAGAACATAAGTTCTGATGTTAGGGGGATATGTATGCATAAATCAAATGAAAACATTAACAAAGAGGAGCGCATTAAAAAGACTATAAAAGAATTAGAAGTATTATTAGAATTAGATGTTGAGTTTTTTGAAAGCTTATTAGAAAAAATAGAAAAAGAAGAAGAGTTTTAATTCTCTTCTTTCTTCGTTTTTATTATATAAGCATTATCAATTATTTTTTCTATAGCATTTCTGTCATCATCATTGAGAGAATATATTTTTTTCATAAGTTCCTTAACTTTTTTATTAGCATCTGAATTTTCGATTATGTCAAAAGTTGTATTAGATGTATTAACTTTATCATTAATTGTATTTCTTGCATCACTTCTGCATAGTAAATAATCTACAGATACATCAAAATAGTCAGCGATATTTTTTAAAGTATCTTGATCAGGAAATCTTCTATCACTTTCCCAATTGCTTACAGCTACTTTTGTAACATTTAATATTTTCCCAAGTTCTTCGCCTGTTATTCTTTTTTCACTTCTTAAATTTTTCAACCTGTTTCCAAATGTGTTAGTCATAGTATTCACCTTCCGTTTTTAATAATTAACTAAATGATAACATGTTATTAGCAAAATGATAACTGTTGTTAGCGAAATGTATATTTTTATTAAAAAATTCATAAAAAGCTATTGACAGTTAGCAAAATGTTAACTATAATTAAGTTAACAAAATGAAAACAAAGAGAGGTGATAAAATGGTTAACAATCTTGCTAGATATAGAAAGTTTATGGAGATGTCACAAAAAGAAATGGCAACTGTTGCTAACATGTGTCTGACATCATATTATATGAAAGAAAAGGGAGCTAGAGAGTTTACTCAAGCAGAAATGTTTAACATATATAATTGCATAAAAAAAAGAGTACCAGAAATAACAATAGAGGAAATTTTTTATAGAGAAAGTTAGCAAAATGAAAACAAAAGGAGTTGAAAGAAAAGCACTTTGGAAGTTAAATATAGAATATTCAAAAGAGGTGATTAGATGGAAAGAGAGCAAACAACGCTTCGTATACCAGAAGACTTGCACAAAGCGTTGATAGATTTAAGCAGTGATATAGGAATGCCTATTACATCTATTATAATAATTGCATGTTGGTTGTATATATCAAAGATAAATTAACCAATCCGATATGCAAAATGAATGCACAACATTATTTATTAGAGAATTGATTGATAAATTATTTTCTTTAGCTGTTTTCTCTAGCAACTCTTTTAGGACACCAGGAATCCTAAGAGTAGAACGAACAGTATCATCACTTTTATACGAGATTGATTGAAGTTCATTAACTTTTGAATTTCTAATAATATCATTAATAGCGTATAGAATAAGCGAAGATTTGAGAATGCCTGTTTGATAAGAAATTTTTTCTAAATTTTCATTTAATGGTGTATATATTCTTACAGTAATAGTAGTCATTTTGACACCTCCCTAATGACATTATACAAAAAATATTTAAAAAAGTCTTGACACTAAAATAGTGTCATAATATAATGATTATAGACAGTGAATCAGTGTCGTAAGGAGGGAGGAATAAGAATGGAAAAAGTAAGAATGACAGTAAGGCTCGTCCCAAAATTAAATCAATATGTACAGAATATAGCCAAAGAATGTGGAAAAAGTAAAAATTCTATTATTGTGGATGCATGTTGGGAGTTTATTGAGAAAATAAAAAAAGAAAATAAATTCAATGTAGAAAGCGAGGAATAAATATGAATAATCTACAGATATTTGAAAAATTGGAATTTGGTCAAATAAGAATGGTTGAGGTTGATAAGAAACCATATTTTGTTGCAACAGATATAGCTAAATGTTTAGGATATGCAAACACAAGTAAAGCAATAAATGACCATTGTAGGTGGGTAACAAAAAGTTACATACCTCATCCGCAAAATGAAAATAAGATATTAGAAGTAAATGCAATACCTGAAAGTGATATGTATAGATTGATTGTAAATAGTAAACTACCAAATGCAGAAAAATTTGAAAGTTGGGTATTTGATGAAGTTTTACCAACAATACGTAAAACTGGAGGATATATACATACAACAGAAGATATGTCAGATGATGAAATTATGGCAAGAGCATTACAAGTAGCTCAAAGGAAAATAGAAAGTAAAAATAGAGAACTTGAAGAAAAAAATAGATTTATCAATCAAATAGCATCTTCAAAAAATAGTTTACTTGTGAGGGAGGTAGCAAAAGTAATTTCTAAAAGTAACGGAATAATAATTGGTGAGAAAAGGCTATATGAAAAATTAAGAGTATGGGGTTTGGTATTTAAAAATTCAACTGAACCAAAACAATTTGCAGTGGAAAAAGGTTATTTAGAAACTGTGGAAGGTACTAGAGAGACATCAACAGGTGTATTTACCTATAGAACAACAAGAGTTACAGGAAAAGGTCAAGAGTACATTCTAAAAAGATTATTAAAGGAAGAGGAAGAACAATTATCAATGTTAAGTTAAAACATGACAGCACTTTGAAAACTAAATACAGAATATTTTGAAATATATTGTTTTAATTAATTATTAACTAGGAGGTTAAATACATGAAAAATAATACAATCGATTCAAGAGTAAAATATTTTTGCAAGTGTCCATATTGTGGGTTTGATAATGAGGTAGAAGTTAAAAAAGGATTGAAGCCTAAGATATGTTGCATATGTACAAAAGAAGTTGAGTATGAAAAACTGGAGCAACAAAGTACTCCAGCAAATATAGAAATTAAAGGAGTGTGTAATTAAATGAAAATTTCATTTGAAAGTGTAGTGAACAATGTAAATAATGAAACAGAATTAATATTATCAAAAGAAGAGTTACAAATAGCCAAAAGGATACTTAATATATTGAATGAAAATGAACAAAGTATCCTTTCCTCAAAAGATATTTTAGATTTTTGCAAAGAAGCTCTTAAATATAATTTAGTGCCTACGTTTGTTTAAAGACACTGAGACCATCACCTTTAGAAAAACTATTATTGACTTCTGAAAGTTTCAAAAAGATTTCATGGTAATGTTTTAAAAGTTCTTCTTCAGAAGAATTTTTAAAATCATATTTTTCCTTAAGAATTTCTAAAGTAAGAGTATGTAATATATCTTTACTGAACTGCATAATATCACCAACTTTCATAAAAAGATATAGGATTTATCCTACAAATATATTATATCAAAGGAGGAAATTAATGGCAATTAATGACAGTATAAACAAAATTTTAAGAGATAGAGATTTAAAAGCATGGAAATTAGCAAAAGAAATAGGCGTAGATTCAGGGAATTTATATGCAATTTTAAGAGGAGAAAATAAAAATCCAACTATAGATACATTAATAAAAATAGCTGACTATTTAGACGTTACATTAGATAAACTAGCTGGAAGATAGAAAGGGTGAGATAAAAGTGAGTGTAGCATTACAATTCATAGACACAAAAGACTTAGTACAAGAATTAATGCAAAGAGATGATACAACAGACATCATCAAGATGTTTTTAGATAGAAAAGGAATTAAAAGGATGAATTTAGTTACATTAAAAGAGTTTAAAGAATACTTAAAAGTGTCTGATGTAACTGCAAGAAATATGGTGAAGGAAGCAGAAGCACAAAATCTATATACAGTTTTCAAAATTGCAGGATGCTACAGAATAGATTTAATTTCTTTTGAAGAATATGTAATGAAAAATGCAATGAAAGATAGAGATGTAATGAAAAAGAGAAAGGAGGTGATTTAATTGAATGTAAAGGTACTAATAGCTTATATACAGTTTTGTAAGCAATATAATAAGAAAGCGAGTTTTGAAGGTCTTAAAAAATACAACAAAGGGGTAATTGCATGAGAATAATCTATAAAAACAAAGTCTACAAAGTAGAACAAGATAGAAAGTTATTTAGAATTACATACTATGATGAGCAGAAAAATAACAGGAAGTTTAATAATAATAAGAAAGTAAAAAGAAGTGTTTTAACAAGAGATATAGAGTTAGTTAACTTGTATTTACCAAGTAAATTAAAAATTAAGGGGGATTAATCATGAAAAGTTTAATTATAGTAAGAAATGCAATAGAGCAACAACTAAATAGAGCTAATTTAGAAATAAATAAAAACGAGCAACTTTATACAAAACTTAGAAAAAAAGAAGAAAGAGATATATTAGAAGACATTGCATTGAGTAATGCTTTAAGAGAAAAAAGCGTAAACGAAAGATTAAAAATATTTGCTGAGTCATTACTAGAAATTATAGATACACAAATTGAAATAAAAGAATATGAAGAAAGTGAGGATTACAAGATATTTCAATTAATTTTAGAAGAACTTGAAAGAGATATACCTATAGATGTGCAGATATAAGAAAAGAGCCATTGCGACTGGCTCTAATCAAAAATAGATACAAATAAATTATAGCTATATTATAGCACAAACGGAGGGAAATTATGAGTACTTTATATGAATTAACTACAGATTTATTAGAAATAGAAGAAGGTTTAACAGAAACAACAGGAAATGAAGCTGAAAAACTAGAGGAAATAAAAGAAATAATAAAACAAGAGATACAAAATAAAAACACTAGGATAGTTTCAGTAATATTAAACATTGACAGTGATATAAACTCTATAGATTCAGAGATTAAAAGATTGCAAGAGTTGAAAAGGGTCAAAAAGAATACTCTTGATAGATTAAAAAGCAATATAAAAGACTGTATGGAATTACTTGGTACTAAAAAAGTAGAAACAATTTTAGGAAATATAAGTATAAGAAAGTCAGCAGGTAGCTTAGTCATAGAAGATGAAGAAAAGATACCTGCTATATATAAAACAGTAGAGCAAGTTGTAAAAGTAGATAAGAATATCATTAAAGACTTTATTAAAAAAGGTCATGAGGTTGAAGGTTGCAGGATTGAATATGGAACTACACTAACAATTCCAAAAGCTAAAAAAGAGTAGGTGAGGACCATGGAAACTAATAATGTTTATATAAAACTTGTAAATATACAGAATACTTTAAAAGCTCCTAAAAACCAATACAATAATTTCGGAAAATACAATTACAGGAGTTGTGAGGATATTTTAGAAGGTTTAAAACCTATTCTAAAAGAAGAAAAAGCATTGGTTATATTGGATGATAATATTGTTCAGATAGGAAATAGATTTTATGTAGAAGCTACAGCAACTTTAATAGATGCAGAAACAGGAGAAAAAATATCTACAAAGGCATTAGCTAGAGAAGATGAAACTAAAAAAGGTATGGATTTAGCACAAGTAACTGGAAGTGTATCAAGTTATGCAAGAAAGTATGCTTTAAATGGATTATTTTGTATTGATGATACAAAAGACAGTGATGCAACAAATAAACATGGAAATGAGCAGAAAAAAAAAGAAGTTAATGAGAGTGAATTAAATATACTATATTCGCTAGGAGAATCTATAGAAAAAGATAAAAATAGAGTTGATAGTGAAGTATATAAGAAGTTTGGAAAGTTAGCAGTAGATTTGACTAAGCAGGAGTATGAGAAAGTTTTAAATGGATATAAGAGCATTTTAGAGAAGCAAAAACAAGAGTAGGTGATAGTATTGGGGATTATAAGAGTAAGCAAAGACAAAGATAATCCATATGTAGTTTTAAATAAAACTTGTTTGGAAGATGCAAAATTAAGCTGGCAAGCAAAAGGCTTACATTCATATCTGATTAGTAAGCCAGACCATTGGAAAATCTATGTTAATGACTTATATAAAAGGAGTAAAAATGGCAGAGATTCTACAGCGAATATTTTAAAAGAACTTATAGAAAATGGATATATAACAAGAAAACCTTGTAGAGATTCTAATACTAATAAAATGCTTGGAGGGTATGATTACGAAGTATATGAGATACCACTTGAAAATCCACAAAAATTAAAATCCCGAAAAACTGATTTCCCGGAAACCGGATTTCCCGGAAACCGGGTTTCTCGGAAACCGGAAAACACGGAAGTAGTAAGTAATGACTTTAAAGTAAATAATGATATTACTACTATTGTTATTAATGAACAATCCAATAAAGACAAAACCACCTACATAAAAAAATACTTTGAAAAATATATAGGTGTGATTACTCCTAATAACTTTATAGAGTTAATGAGTTACTTAGATGATGGAATGGAAGCTGATGTAATTATAAGAGCTATTGATGAAGCAATAGCAAATGGAGTTAAGAATTATAAGTATGTAAAGACAATATTAAATAATTGGATAGAAGCAGGTGTAAAAACTAATTTAGAACTTACAGAGTATCAAAATGAGTTTGAGAGGAAGAAAAAGAATAAACAGGATAAGAAGCAGTCTAATAGTAAAGCTGTGAATACTCCTAATGTGAGTAAAAATAAGTTTCATAACTTCAATGAAACATTTACTCAATATTCACCTGACGAACTAGATGACATAATTAAGAAAAGCCAAAAGGTTAAATTTAAATAAAATTAAACTTCTAGGAAGTAAATATCAATATATTGCTTCCTAGAAAGGGGAGGTATAAATGGCGAGAATATATGCACAAAGAAGTGGTTCTTTAAATGAACAAGATAGATTGGAATTATTAAGATTACTTGGGAAAGCTGGATATACAGTAAAGATTGCTAGAGAGAAGCAAAATAGCAAGACAACTTATACTTACTTTGTTGAGTATACAGAAGAGCAAGAAGAAAAATAGAAGGGGGCTAGTTAAATGAATACAATAACTTTAGTTGGAAGATTAGTTGCAGATGCAGAATTGAAGTACCTTCCAAATTCGGGTACTCCAAAAATAACCTTTTCAATGGCAGTAGATAGAAGGTTTAAAGATAAAAATGGAAATAAAATAACTGATTTTATTCAATGTGAGCAATTAGGAAAACATGTAGAGAATTTAGTGCAATATCTTGTTAAAGGTAAACCTATATATGCTGTTGGAGAGTTAAATATATATAATTACAAAGATGAAAATGGTTGCTGGAAATCTATTACTAAAGTTAACGTGAATGCTTTAGAATTACTTTCTAGTAAAAGTGATAGTAATAATCATAAAGAGCAACAGGAATATATACCACCAGGACTGGACCCACAAGGTTTTCAAGCAATAGATGATGACGATATACCTTTTTAATTAAGTTAAATAATCTAGGGAGTAATTATGCAATATTACTTCCTAGGAGTTAAAATATTGGAGGGATGGAAAATGGAAGAAGAGTATAGAAAATTTTTTTTAGAGCGTAATGGTGAGAAAATTGAGATGGTACAAAATTGCGAAGGAGCAATAAAAATAAGCTTAAATAATATAAAAACAGATAATTCGCATAGACCTTGGAATTTAAAGGCAGAAGGAACAGCTACAGTGACGCTATATCTAGGTAAACTGCTTTTTGAAGAAATGCTGTGGCTTAAAATATTGTATTTATTAGAAGTTATAGCAGAAAAAATGATGATGGGGGTATTAGGAATGATAATAATTAGAAGTCAAAATAAATTAGATTTAATGAGAGTTAATAGAGTTGAAATAGATAGTAGATATGTATATGCAGTGTTTGAAGGTGAATCAAATGTTAGAGAAATAGGTAGGTATAAATCAGAAGAAAGAGCTATTGAAGTATTAAACAGAATACAGGAGGCTATTATTGCAGGAACTAAGTTTGACATTATAAATAAAGACGGGGTTAGATGCAACAAAGAAAAAGTGTTTGAAATGCCAGTTGAATAAGGAGGGGGCTGAAATGTTAAAGGTTGAAAGATATTTTAGTGGTTCTGTTGCAGATAATATATTTGAAGATGATTTGACTCTTAGAAATTATTTAGCACTATATTGCTGTATCTATGGAGTAAACAAAAATGGAGAACTTGTATTTCCAACACGTGGAAAAATGCTAATAGAGTTTAATGTTGATAGGGATAGAAAAAAGAGAAAGAAAGCTTCAAAAGTAAAGTTAATTAATGTCAAAACTGGTGAAGAAAAAATATTTGATTCTATAGATAGTGCAGCATGTTTTTTAAGACTACAGAGTCAGGCAGTTTACCAAACAATTAAAAAGAAAACTAAAACAAGAAGTGGCTGGAAAGCTGAATATATTGAGGAGGAATAATGGAAGTTTCAAGGACTGAATACACAATTAAAAGAGCAAAAGAGTTATATGATAATGGAGAGGATATATTTATTGCTATAGATAAGGCTAGAGAAGAATATGAGGAGATGGTTAAAAGTGAATATCTTAGCTAGTGTGATATTAGTAATAGGAAGTTTTATAGCTGGTAGAGTTTATGAGTATAGATTGAATTTAAATGAAAATGATGAAGCTGATTCAAAAGTACTTTTAGATGTTTTTAATGAAATTAGTGTGTTAAGAGAAGAAAATAAAAGCCTTAAAGAAAAGTTACAAGAGAAAGAGTTACTATTCATCAATAGATTAATAGATTTTTTACATGATAAAAAGATATGCGAATGTTGTATTTATGACTGTAAGATTGATGATATTGAATATGATTGTGAAGATGGTATTAAAAAGTGGCTTGATAGCGAAGAACTTATATTTGAATAGAAGAAATATCTAATTAAAACAGTTTAGAGAGTTGCAAAATGTTTTTTAATAAAATTATCATTGAGATGTTTTGTAACTCTCAAAAATGAAAATAAGGAGGCGTTGTATTGCTTACATTTTTAGATTTATTCGCAGGGATAGGTGGCTTTAGGCTAGGGATGGAAAAAGCAGGACATAAATGTTTGGGACATTGCGAATATGATAAATTCGCAAATTTAAGTTATAATGCCATGCACAAACCGAAGGAGGATGAATGGTTTGAAAGAGATATTAGAGAAATTAGAACAGAAAATATCCCAAGAGCAGATGTCTGGTGTTTTGGATTCCCATGTCAAGACATTTCTGTTGCAGGGAAACAATTTGGATTCAGAGGAGAACGTTCAAGTTTATTTTTTACAGTTACAAAACTTATTAGAGAACTCAAAGAAGAAGATAGACCCAAGTATTTACTTATTGAAAACGTTAAAAATCTACTTAGTGTTAATGGAGGATTTGATTTCCTCAAAGTTCTCGTTGAACTGGATGAAATCGGCTATGATGCAGAGTGGCAAGTTCTTAATTCTAAAAACTTCGGAGTACCCCAAAATAGAGAACGAATATTCATTGTTGGACATTTTAGAGGACGAAGTACACGAAAAGTATTTCCTATCGAAAGAAAAAGTAGAAAAAATCTTGAGCAACTAAATAATCCAACTCATAGTACAAATAGAATTTATGATGCAGTTGGAATTGCTAGATGTATTAGAAGTCAGGCAGGAGGTGGAGGTGCTAAAACAGGTCTATACTTTATAGACTTAAATAAAAACTCTAAAGTAACAATAAATGCTAGATGCCTTAAAGCAAAATATAATGCAGGTGTGACAAATAGAAATTGTGATAATAGTGGAGTTTTAGTTAATGCAGTTTTAACGCCCGATAGGGTAAATAAAAGACAAAATGGTCGTAGAATTAAAGAAAGCGGAGAACTAATGTTCACATTGACAGCTCAAGATAAACATGGAATTTTGAAAAATGGAGATATAAGAAGGTTAACACCAAAGGAATGCTTTAGGTTGCAAGGATTTCCGGATAAATATTACGAAAGAGCAGCAAGTGTATGCTCAGATAGTCAACTGTACAAGCAAGCAGGAAATGCTGTTACTGCAAATGTTGTATATGAAATAGCAAAAAGAATGGGCTAAAAGTTGCAAAATGTCTTTTAGTATGAATATTTTTGAAGTGTTTTGTAACTCTCAAATGAAAATAAGGGGTGAATAAATGTCAAAGTATATACTCAGATGGCAAATGGGATTGTTGTTAGAAAATAGAAGAATACATTACACATATGGTAGTAAAGAAATGTTAAAACAAAAAGCAGAATTATTAGCTAAAGATGACAAGATATTATTTATAACAATAGATAAAGTTGAAGAAGTTATAAAAGATACTAGAAGTCAAAAAATGGCTGAATATTATTGTGATGGAGGAATTGAAATATGATAATACACAAATTTATAATACATGTTTTAGATAAGAATAGCGATACACCAATACTAAATGATTTTGAGGGTAGGGTTAGTCAAGATATTGAAGCTTTCTTTCAAAAGAAAATAAGCAAAGTATCAAGAGATAATGACATCAGAACAGCAGTATTTAATGACTATAGTAACAATCTAATTAAGAAGTGTTGTGAACAAATTATTTATGATGAAAGTTCATTTTTAAATAACTCTAAAGAGATTGCAGCTTATTTATTTGATGTTATGAAATTGAATGCTATATTAGAATCTTGCGACTTAGCAATTTGCTTATACTCTCAAAAAGATGAAAAGAAAGTTGCTATATTAAAGCTTGATTACAATAATTCGTATACTCATTCTATTAGCTTTGAAGATGATAAATTTAATATACAAATGTCTAAGAATGAAATTAATATACAAGAGACTAAGACGGTTAAAATTGCTGCTTTGGTTGGATTGAGTGGAATGAATGACGAATATCATCTAAAAGTATTGGATAAGGATGCAGAGAAGGAAGAAGCTAATTCTAAGTTTGTTACAGAGTTTCTAAATGCTACTAGAGTGAAAGATGATAAGTATAGGACTAAAAAGTTTAAAGATACAGTTGAAAATTGGATAACTAATGTTCTTGGAAATGATATAAAACAAGCTGAGGACATAAGAAGTATATTAAATTATACTTTGAAAGAAAAGCATGAAATTGATATAAAAGATTTTGTTGATAAATCAATTAAAGATGATGAGTTAAAAAATAGTTTTAAAGAACATATGGAAGAAAAGGGTCTTGATGAAAGTTTTAGCATAGATAAAAAATGGGTTGAAAAAAAGCTTAAAAAGAGAAATATAAAAACTGACAATGGTTTTGAAATAAAAGGTAACTTAACTGATTTTGAGGACCCAATGAAATATACAGTAAGACAAAATCAAAATGGGTCTATAGATATAATTATTAAGAATGTTAATTTCTATAATGAAAAATAAGGGGGCTACAATGGAAAATAAAGATAATTTTGTATTAAATAAGCTTGGACCAGCAAGTAAAGTAATGAAAAAAGTTGAAATAGATGAAAAAGAAATTAAGAGTTATCTAAAAGAACTAAAAGAATGTGAAGAAGTAAAAGTTTTTATTATTAGAAAAGATGGAATTGAAATTCCAATAGTTTTCAAAGATGGAAATATGAACGAATGGTTAAGAAAAGAAATTGAGATAAGTTTTGATAGATTTAAGGATGAAATTGCTCAAGTTAAAAAAGCATTGATTAAAGTTACAGGAGAGAATTAAGAAGTTAGAAGGTGCTCATATGACTAATAAAGAAATGTGCAAGTCAAATAATCTTGATGAAAGAGAAGTATATAAAAGTTTTGGAAAAGAGATTTGTGGCAGTTGTAAAAGTAATAAAGGAGATTGTGAAAGTAAAAATTGTAGTGAAGCATGTAAAAATTGGCTAGAGAAGGTGTGTAAATCTTGACTGAACTAGGAGAGCTTATTAGAGAAATAAGGGAAGAAGAAGGCGAATACATATCTGATATGGCTAAAAGATTAAATATTAGTTGTGAGGATATATATGCAATTAACAGAGGTAAAAGAGAATTAAATAAAAATGAAATTAACAATGTTGTAAAAAAATATGAGCTAGAGGGAGAACATCTATATTTGCTTAAAAATATTACACATAAAGATAAGTTATTTGATATAGCATGCAATGAATGCGGAAGTAAAAATGTAGCTATAGGAATGTTTGATGTAGCAAATGACATCATAGAATTTAGATGCAGAAACTGCAATATGATAGATGTAGTAAGTGTAGATTTCTATTGAGAAGATTTAAATAATTTAAATAGTCAAAGTGAAGTTTATAAATGAAACTAGAATGTTATAGACTTACTTTGGCTTATAAAAGGAGTGCGTTAAATGGCTAATATATATTGTGAAAATTATAATTGTAAAAACTACTTTGAAGATATGTGTATGCTTGAAAGAATTGAAATTAATAACCTGAAAGTGTGTGAAAGTTACATTGAAGGTAAAAATGAGCTATATAAATTAGAAAACGGATATACTATACATCCTAAAGATTTGAAAATGGTGAAAAGTAAAGATTATTCTGTTGAAGTTACTCATATTCCAACTGGTATTACAGTAAAATGCCGTTCTACAAATAGTATTTTAAAAAATAAAAATAAGTGTTTGGAAGTTCTAGAAGAAGAATTAATAAAAAACTCTCACTTAGAGCTAGAAGATTTACGCTAAATAGGAAGTGATTTTATGAAACGAAGAAGATGCAGTTGGTGTGGCAAGTTATTTTATTTTAAGGAAAAATCTAAGGAGATTTATTGTTGTAAGGAATGTAGAAAGAAGGCTAAGAAGGTGAAAAAATGAAAGTTTTTCTTGTAATAGATGGGGAACCAGTTGGCAAAGAAAGACCTAGATTTAATTTGGCTACTAAAAGGACCTATACACCTAATAAGACTAGAGATTATGAGGGACTAATAAGATGGTTATATCAATCTAAAGTTAAGTATTATTTTACAGGTTATATAAAAATGACTTTAAGATGTTATTATTCTATAGCTAAAAGTAACAGTAAAAAGGTTAAAGAGCAGAAAAGAAATAATGTGTTAAGACCTAGTAAGAAACCCGATATTGACAATGTGGTAAAGATTATAGCTGATTCACTCAATGAGATAGCTTATAAGGATGATACACAGATTGTTGAGGTTGTAGCTAGTAAATATTATAGTGATAATCCCAGGGTTGAGGTTATATTAGAAGATGTTATTTAAGGAGGACTATAAATATGAATGAGATTATGACAAATGAAAATTTAAGAGTTGTAGCAGATGATTTAGTTACAGTTTATGAAACTGATACAGGAGAGAAAATAGTTTTTGCAAGAGAACTACATAATAACTTAGAAGTTAAGAGACAGTTTATAGACTGGATTGAAGATAGAATTAAACAATATGGATTTAAGGAAAATGAGGATTATTCGGTTTTTCACAAAAATATGAAAAACTCAACTGGTGGGAGACCTTCAAAAGAATATGTATTGAAGCTTGATGTAGCAAAAGAACTTGCTATGGTACAAAACAATAATAAAGGGAGAGAAATAAGAAGATATTTTATAAGATTAGAAAAGTTGCTCAATAGAACCTTATCAAATTCACAGCTTAGTCAAATTAATACTATTGTGAATGAATCATTACTTAAGATGGAAGTTAAACATAATATCCAAATAGAGCAACTTAAAAAAGAGTGTTCAGAATATTATAGACCAACCTCTAAAACTAAATATGATATATCTTCTTATATAAAAGAAAGACTAGGTATATCAAAAGTTAATGAAGAATTTGAATTAGTTAAGAAAAGAACTCTATTGGTATTAGGTGCTGATAAATGGGAGGATATACCAAAAGATGTATTACTTAATTCATTAAACTTAATAGATGAATCAATAAGAATTATAAAATCTGAAAGAAAGACAAATCAGATTAGTTTCTTTGAAAAAGATAATTTCTGTTAATAAAAAGAAAAAAGGAGTGCTTTCACACTCCACTTGTCAAAAATATAAAGCTTTTATCCAAGATTATTATAACATAAACAGGAGTGTGGAAGTATGGATAATAATATTAATAAAAAAGAACTATTTAAAAAAGTAGAAGGTAGACTACATCATTATAAATTTTTAAGTGCAGAAATTAAAAATCTTGAATTAGATATAGAAAGTAGAGAAAATGAGATATTTGGGTGTAAGGCTGTTGGATATGATGAAAAAGTAAGTCCAACATATGCTTTTAATTCAAGTGTGGAGAATGAGATTATAAAAAAAGAAAGAGATATTACTAGATTGAAAAAACTGAAAAAAGATAAGGAAATTGAAAAGAAGAAAATAGAAAATGCACTTACATGTTTAGATATAAGAGAAGAACATTTTTTTAAACTGTTTTATAATAGCAGAATGAAAAATAGCATGGTTTATATATCCTTAGAGATGAACTCAGATAGAAAAACATGTAGATGTGTGAGGGAAAGATTAGTGTATAAAATTATGGATATGCTTTATCCAAGAATTAAGGAAAATGAACTACCATTATTTAAAAATTAGAAAATTCCCCAGTTTTTCCCCAGAAATTCCCACTTTATTCCCTACTTTCTCCCCTTTTTGATTAAAAAAGCATGAGATAATAGTATTGTGGAAATAAAGATTTCCCTCTCAAAACTAAATAATTGCTAGGTTAGTTTAAAGGGCTAATCTAGCAATATGAACAGACTAGGCAGGGCGTGAGGACGCTGTTAGTTCAATTCTAACTATGTTCAAAACCTATTAATACACTATATGTAGCAGTTGAATTAAGACTAAAATCTCATACAGTTTTGTATCTTAATTCAGAGTCTAAAATCGAGTGGGGCTTGGTAACCTCACTCACCATGCAGGTGCAGGTGCTTAATCTAAGTTCGATTCTTAGAACTTGCGACATAATAATATGTATCTCCCTACTAAAAATGCTAAGTTTACTCCAAACTTAGCATTTTACTTTTTAAAAAGAAAAAAGAAATTTTTATTGTCATAATACTATTTGTTTAGGTATATTATAATGTGCATACTTAAAATTAAATACTTAGCAAGCATTTGAATTAATATACATAAGATATATGACATAATTTTTTATAGTGTAAGTTATTTAAATTAATTATAAATAACAGTAATTTTATTATATAAAATGTACATATTGTGAATAATAATAATAAAATCATGTACAAAATGCCAACTGATAATTCCTCGAAATGTATTGCATATTTAACGTAACGTCAGTATAATTAAATTATAATAGTGAAGTGGAAGGTGGTACTTATGGCTACAAAAAGTATTTTAAAAAATGTAGATGTAAGAAAAAAGGCATTTGGAAGAAATCTAGTATCAGCTCTAGAAAATGCTAAAAATAAACAAGAAAAAGAAGTTGTATTAAGTAAAAAATGTTCAGAAGTACCAAAAGATAAAATAAAGGATATATTCGGGAGATTTTAATGAGTGGCTATTTAATTGTAAACTTAAGTAATATGCTAGGAGAGCTGGAGGAAGAAGAAGTTAAAAAAATTCTCTCCAGTTTTTCTTGTCCCCTTAATAAAGATGTAGAAGAATTTTTAAAAAACAAAGCTATTGAATTTTCTAAACAAGGTTTGGCTAGTACACATTTAGTGCTAACTTCTTATAAAGGCAAGCCTGTTATAGTTGGATATTTCACTCTAGCTAATAAGTATTTTACAATAAAAAGAAAAACATTATCAAACTCTTTAGCTAGGAAAATAGTGAAGTTTGGACAATACAATGAAGAACTAAGAAGATATATTATTGGAGCACCTTTGATAGGGCAAATAGGAAAGAATTATTCAAATAATTATAATAAATTAATCAAGGGTGATGAACTTCTAAAAATTGCATGTGACAAGATAAAAGCAGTACAGTTAGATATGGGTGGGAAAATAGTGTACCTTGAATGTGAAGATAAACCTAAATTAATTGAATTTTATAAGGATAATGGATTTGTAGACTTTGGAAAAAGAAGCCTTGATAAAGACGAAACAGATTCGTTAGATGGGGACTATTTAGTTCAAATGTTGAAATATCTAAAAAAATAAAAGTACATAAAATCTAAAATGACTATCTTGATAGATGGTCTTTTTTTATACAATAAATTAAAAGGAGAATGAAATTATGGAGATTAAGAAAAACACACAAGATGTAGTATCAGAAAGAAAAAATTCCCTAGATTCTGAATTCAAGATACCTGCAAGTGGTGTGTGTTATATGGCTGAGTTTATAAAGGAATCTAGGGAAATCATAAAAGAATTAGATAAACATTTTGAAAGTTGTCTAGATGTTTTATCTAAGGCAAGACTCTAAATATTTTGAATATGCTGAATCAAGCATGGTTTGCCAATCTGGGAAATCAGTATTTTTAACTATAAATAAATCAAATTCATTATCAGGAATAGCTAAAAAGTCTTCTTCTGAATTGACTATGTAATTACCAAATGCAAGTAGTTCATCAAAAGAATCAAAATTAGTGTGTTGGTTCATAAATTTCTTGTTGAGAATTATTGTGCGAATTTTATCAAATTCAGATTTTGAATTTTGTTCTATTTTCTCAATTTTCTTTTGAAATCGTTTTAAATTTTTGATGTCAACATTTTTACTCATAATAACACCTCCTTTCAGTAAAATTTTAGCATAATAACACAGCTTATTCTTCGATTGTCGAACGATTGCTGGAGGATATTATGTTTTAGTGTAGAAATTTATATTTTGAAAGGAGAGGGAGCATTTATGAATATAAGGGAAATAATGAATATTTTAAAACTGGAAAGGTCTGAAGTTAGATTATATTTCACTATGAAGAGGGGGATAAATTACATAAGTTATTCTCCAACAATTGAAGATGGATTACAAGATTACTTGAAAAACTTAGTGTGCGAATATTTATTGAGATTTGAGGATATTGAGCAGGTTATGTTTAGTCCAATTGGATATAAAGATGAAACTATTGAAACTTGTGACATAGAATATATAGGATGTTATGAAAAAGTTATAGAAAGTTATAGAGAAGAAAATTTATCTAGAGATAATATTGAAAATAACATAATAAATAAATTGAATTTTTACTGTTTGAATATAAAATTTGAAGAAAATAATCAAGAAAAAGAAATAAATTTTTTTAGAAGAGTAACGAAATTTAAAAAATTATCAAGTAAAGGTTTTATGGGTTTTATAAAAAATAATAGGTTTAAAAAATTAGATTCTAATTTATTAGGATTAGATGGTTTTATAGATATAGCTATATATGGTCAGGATGTTTTAATTTTTAATCATATTTCATTAGAGAGGATTTTCTCTATAGCAGATCAATATTTAGAAAAGGCTCAAAATACTATAGATATAATAAGAGACATTAACAGGATAGATAACTTTGAACAATTTGAAGAAGATTGTTTAAATGATAGAAGAATTACAAGAACTTTGACTAAAATGTTAAGTGAAGAGGCACGACTAGAAAATTGCTTTGATAATTTTGCTAATGTCGTTAATGCAATTGACTTATTCCAATTAGATATAAATATAGATAGAAATGGAGAAAGAGATAAAGTGATTTATAGAAAATAAAGAACAATTAATGGACATAATAAGATTAGTAAGAGATTCTTATTATAAGAGTATAATCCATGATAGAAAAGGAATTGATGATAGTATATAATTAAATAAAAGGAGGTGGTTGCATGAATAGGTTGAACTATTTAAACATGAGAATTAAAATGTTTATATCATCATACTTGCCTTTATACTTAATATTACTTACTATATATTCTGATAAAATTAATAGTTTTGATAAGATTAAGTTAATAATAAGATTTGAAGATAAAATAGTTTCTTTATTTATAATAGCGGTATTTATCCTTGTAATCATCTCGTTTAGAACTTTAATTGATTTAAGAAGGACAAAAGGAAATGAAAATCATAAATTTGAGTTTTTTAATAAGACAGAGGATACAATAATTAGCTATATGATGACTTATATTGTTCCAATTTTATCTACAGATTTTCTTAGTACAAAAACAATGACAATAAATTTAATTTTATATTCTTTAATCGGTTTAATGTATATTAAATTGAATCTTATATATTTAAATCCTTTGTGGTTATTGTTTGGATATTCAGTTTACAAATCTGATAATGAAGTTGTCATCATAACCAATATACCTTATGGTAGATTAAAGACTCTAAGGAATACAAATCTAAAATCATCATATTTAGGTAATGATATTTATTTGATACAAAGAAGTGAAAATGACAATATAAACTAACAAAAACAGGACTCTAACCAGAGTTCTTTTTTATTCCCAAAACAAACAAATAAAGAGGTGGTGAT